AGATCTCACGCAAATAATCGTAGAAGCATGGCTTGAAGCAAGCGATATGGACGTTGACGCAATCAAAGCAGGATTAGATGCTCAGCTTGTAGAAAAAATTACACCCACCAGTGTAACCAAGCAGTTACCAACTGCAGAATAATTATTATTAACAATTAAATTAAATTAAATTATGTCTAACGACGCAAAAATTACAGAAGAGCAATTAAAAAAATTGCAAGGGTTCGTACAAACCTTAAACCAAGCACAAATGCAATTAGGCCAGCTTGAAACAGAAAAGCACGGGCTATTGCACCAAACCGCTGACATCCAATCACAATTACAAACGTTCCAAAAAGAACTTGAAGAAGAATACGGAAAAGTATCTGTAAACATTCAAGATGGAACTTACGTAGCAATTCCGGACGAAGATGAATCTGATAAGAAAGATTAGTATCGGGAGAGACTATAAAAACGAAGCTATGCATTACTCCGTAGGTCAAGAGGTTTACGGCGGGCATACTATTTGTGATATAGTTGAAAAAGAAAGCAAATACAGTATTTATATTAAGAAAAACAACGAAGTATTGCCGTGGAAAGAGTTTAATAAAAACATGGCAGTGGCGGTTGAGTATAATTTAGAATATTAATGCGAAGCATTTTTAGTTTTATAGTAGAGCCAAAAAAAGAACGTTATAATAACAAAAAACAAATTGGTGATAGCGAACTAATATTAAATACAGAAATATCAGATCACAGGTATATTAGCAGAAATGCTATTGTGCTCGAAACACCACTTTCAGAAAAAACAGATATTAAAAAAGGTGACGAAGTAATTGTTCATCATAATGTTTTTCGCCGGTGGTACGATGTTCGCGGTAAAGAAAAGAATTCATCAAGTTATTTTGAAGAAGACAAATACTTTATAACGACTGACCAAATTTTTTTATATAAGCGTAAAAATAAATGGCACGCGCCTAAAGGGTTTTGTTTTGTAAAACCCTTAAAATCTAAAGATAAATTTGATACCAACAATGAACGGCCTTTAATAGGTGTTATAAAATATGCGGATAGAGCATTAGAAAAAAATGGCATTAAAGCAAAAACTTTGATTGGGTTTACACCGTCAAGTGAATACGAATTTATTGTAGAAAAAGAAAGAATGTATCGTGTGCCTACCAATTCAATTTCAATTAAATATGAATATCAAGGAGACGAAGTCGAGTATAATCCAAGCTGGCTACAAAGCAGTTGATGAGCTAATTAAAGTAGCTGAAGAAAAAATTATTACCAACACAGAAGATGATGTGTCCGCTGATAGATTAAAAAATGCAGCAGCTACTAAAAAGCTTGCAATATTTGATGCCTTTGAAATATTAAACCGTATACAAGAAGAAAAAGCGGTTTTAGAAAACAAACCACGTGAAGAAAAAAAAGAAGCGTTTAAAGGCTTTGCTGAAAAAAGAAGTAAGTAATGTATCAGCAAACGTTATATAAGGTTATAGAACCTATTAAAATAAACAAGCTAAGGCGCTTTAACAAAGCTAAGCGGTGGAAATACGGTTATAACAAAGAAGAAGATGTTGTTGTTATAAGTAAGACCGGTCAAATAGGTGAAGTATACGAAATACAAAACCTTAAAATAGCATTACCGCCAGCTCCAACTAAATTAGTTAAAGGCGAAAATAAATGGGTTAAAGCTCATTACCCAAAAGAGTTAAGTAAAATAAAAACCATATTTGATTGGAAGAATTATCCAGAAGAATTCCAAGAAACGTGGGAACCATACATAGATGAAGAATTCAGAAGACGCGAAGAGGGCCATTGGTTCTATAATAAAGGCGTGGCTACTTACATTACTGGTACTAACTATATGTACCTGCAGTGGACCAAGATTGATGTTGGGGCACCAGAGTTTAGGGAAGCAAACAGACTTTTCTTCATTTTCTGGGAAGCTTGCAAAGCAGACTCCAGATGTTATGGAATGTGCTATCTCAAAAATAGACGTTCAGGATTTTCGTTTATGGCATCAGCTGAAGCCGTTAACTGGGCTACAATATCAAGCGACGCACGGTTTGGAATATTGTCCAAATCTGGCGGGGATGCAAAAAAAATGTTTACAGATAAGGTTGTACCAATTTCAATAAACTATCCTTTTTTCTTTAAACCAATACAAGACGGTATGGACCGTCCGAAAACAGAATTAGCATATAGAGTTCCAGCGTCTAAGTTAACAAGGAAGTCAATACAATCAGGCCAGCAAAGAGAAGAGCTTGAAGGTCTTGATACGACTATTGACTGGAAAAACACAGGCGATAACAGTTATGACGGCGAAAAACTAAAGCTATTAGTGCACGATGAATCCGGTAAATGGGAAAAACCTGATAATATATTAAATAACTGGAGGGTTACTAAAACAACGTTAAGGCTAGGTAGCAGAGTTATAGGGAAGTGCATGATGGGCTCAACATCAAACGCATTAGATAAAGGTGGTGAAAATTTTAAAAAATTGTACAATGATTCAAACGTTAAAAAAAGAAACCGCAACGGACAGACTCGCTCAGGATTATATTCTTTGTTCATACCTATGGAATGGAATTACGAGGGATTCATTGATGCTTATGGACACTCTGTCTTTGATACGCCGAAAAAACCAATCGAAGGGCCGTACGGTGACGTTATAGACGTCGGAGTTATTGAGCATTGGAATAATGAGGTTGATGGTTTAAAAGGTGACCAGGACGGGTTAAACGAATATTATAGGCAGTTCCCTCGCACAGAAGAGCACGCGTTTAGAGACGAAACAAAAAATAGTATATTTAATTTAGCTCGTATATACGAACAAATAGATTATAATAACGATATTGAAAGCCTAGCTGGTGTTACAGTAGGAAGCTTTAACTGGGAAAACGGCATACAAGATAGCAAAGTTATTTTTAACCCAAACCCAAACGGAAGATTTAAAGTTAGTTGGGTGCCACCTGCAAACTTACAAAACCGTGTAATAGAAAAAAATGGCGTTAAGTATCCAGGTAACGAACATATGGGTGCATTTGGATGTGACTCATATGATATATCCGGAACAACCGATGGGCAAGGATCAAAGGGCGCATTGCACGGATTAACAAAATTTAGTATGGAAGATGCTCCAGCTAATATGTTTTTTTTAGAATATGTTGCGCGGCCCCAAACCGCTGAAATGTTTTTTGAAGACGTATTAATGGCTCTTGCTTTTTACGGAATGCCATTACTTGCTGAAAACAATAAACCTAGATTGTTATATTATTTAAGAAGAAGAGGGTACCGTGGTTTTTCAATGAACCGTCCCGATAAGGCTAGAAACAAACTGTCGGTTACAGAAAAAGAAATTGGAGGTATACCAAACTCCTCAGAAGACATTAGGCAAGCACACGCTGCCGCTATTGAATCTTATATTCAAAATTATGTTGGAATTGTAAAGGAAGGCGAATACGGTAATATGTATTTTAATAATACATTAAACGATTGGTCTAAATTTAACATTAATAAAAGAACAAAATATGATGCCGCAATAAGCTCCGGCCTCGCTATTATGGCTTGTAATAAAAATCTTTATAAGCCTAACCAAGAAAAGCAAAAATTAAAAGTTAACTTTAATATCGGAAGATATAGAAACGATGGTAGTACCTCGAAACTTATAAAAACCAATGGCTGAAGCAGTTAGTAAAAATTATTTCCCTAGTCAAGTTGCTAGTGATGAAGAAAAAATGAGTCTTGCCTATGGCGATGAAATTGCACGTGCAATAGAAAACGAATGGTTTAAAAGAGATTCTGCAACGAACAGGTATCATTTGAATCAACAAAATTTTCATAAGTTAAGACTATACGCGAGAGGTGAGCAATCTGTGCAAAAGTATAAAGATGAATTATCAATTAATGGTGATATGTCTTATCTTAACTTAGACTGGAAGCCTGTGCCAATTATACCTAAGTTTGTAGATATTGTAGTTAATGGTATTGCCGAAAGAGGCTATGACATAAAAGCGTATTCACAAGATCCATATGGCGTGTCAAAACGCACACAATATATGGAAGGTTTAATGATAGACATGAAGACTAAGGATTTGGCTGATTTTTCAGAACAAAACTTTGGGATTAAAATAGCTCAAACCGAAAAAGACAAGCTTCCGCAAGATGAAGAGGAGTTACAGCTGCACATGCAACTTACCTATAAGCAAGCTATTGAAATGGCAGAAGAGCAGGCTTTAAATGTTGTTTTTGAACAAAACAAATATGAGTTAACTAAAAAACGATTTTATTACGACCTAGCTGTTTTGGGTATTGGGGCTACGAAAACAACATTTTCAACAGCAGAGGGTATTAAAATAGAATATGTAGACCCTGCTAATTTAGTTTATTCTTATACGGATTCCCCATATTTTGATGATATATATTATGTGGGAGAATTAAAAACCGTACCTATAAATGAACTTAAAAAAGATTTTCCAAATCTTACACAAGAAGATTTAGAAAAAATAAGCGGTGCCGGAAGTTCTCAGTATAAAACTTATAATAAACAAAATACTGATAATAATAATTATGATGTAAACACAGTAGATGTATTATATTTTAATTATAAAACATATATAAACGAGGTTTATAAAATTAAAACAACAGCCTCTGGTGCAGAAAAAGTAATTCCAAAAAATGATTTATTTAATCCGCCTAATGATCCTAGATCTAAATTTTCTAAAATATCAAGAGCTGTAGAGGTTGTATTTGAGGGAGTTTATATATTGGGATCTCGCAAACTATTAAAATGGCAAATAGCCCCTAATATGTTGCGGGTTAAAAGCGACATGAATAAAGTTCGTATGAACTATTCCATTGTTGCTCCAAGAGTATATAATGGTCGCGTAGAATCTTTGGTTAGCAGAATAACTGGCTTTGCAGATATGATACAGCTTACGCATTTAAAAATACAACAAGTTATGGCACGAATGGTGCCGGACGGAGTGTACCTCGATGCTGATGGACTAGCTGAAATTGACTTAGGTAACGGAACAAATTATAACCCGCAGGAAGCATTAAATATGTTTTTTCAAACAGGTTCTGTAATTGGTAGATCTTTTACGTCAGATGGCGATTTAAACCCTGGTAAAATACCGATTCAACAAATTGCGTCAAATCCAGGTAGTAATAAAATTGCATCTTTAATTAGTACATACAACTATTATTTACAAATGATGCGTGATGCTACTGGCCTGAACGAAGCAAGAGATGGCAGCAACCCGGACAAAAATGCTTTAGTAGGCGTTCAAAAGTTGGCGGCTATGAATTCAAATACCGCCACAAGGCACATATTACAAAGCGGATTGTTTTTAACTGCTGAAACTGCAGAAAAAATATCTTTAAGAATATCTGATATTATTGAGTACTCACCTACGAAAGATGCTTTTATACAGCAAATTGGCGTACATAATGTAGCTACGCTTTCTGAATTAGATGAATTACATTTGTATGATTTTGGTATTTATATAAACTTAATGCCAGATGAAGAGGAAAAACAATTACTTGAAAACAATTTGCAAGTAGCTTTATCCGCTGGATTAATTGATTTAGATGATGCAATCGATGTTCGAGAAATAAAAAATTTAAAGCTGGCTAATCAAATGCTTAAAATACGCAAAGGTAAAAAGCAATTAAAAGACCAGCAAATACAACAACAAAATATACAGGCACAATCTCAAGCAAATGCTCAAGCGCAGCAAGTAGCAGCTCAGGCAGAAGTTCAAAAGCAACAAGCGTTGGTCCAAAGCAAAATACAATTAGAACAGGTTAAGGCACAGCTTGACACTAATAAATTAACGCAGGAGGCTCAGCTTAAAAAAGAGCTAATGAATCTTGAGTTTCAAATGAATATGCAGCTTAAAAGCAATGACACCGATTTAAAGAAAAAAGAATTAACTGAAAAAGAAGATCGAAAAGATGATAGAACGAGGCTAGTAGCTTCGCAACAATCAGAATTGATTAATCAAAGAAAAAACAATTTACCGCCAAAAAACTTCGAATCCTCTGGAAACGATATAATTAGTGGTAATTTTAACTTAGGTTCTTTTGAACCCAAGTAATT